AGTTGTCACCACATCCCCTGTTCGAGGTATCCAGGGCAATTTCCCAGTTATAGAGGCGGCCATACTTCTCGCAATTCTTCTCGTCATCTTCGTAGCAGAGGCTGCCTTCGGCGGCATAGTTCAGGTTAATAGCCACTGATACGAGCACCGACCTCGTATTACCCCAAAATTGCCCAAAATTGCCGTTTTTCGGCAAAAATCGCCATTTACGACATAGATGGTGGTTCTCGTTGTATTCACACTCATACCGCCACGAACCCCTTATTTTAACTGATTTTTGGGTCGGACGCCACATTCGTGCCACATCGGGCAGAAATGAACTAATTTCTCAAGCAACGAAAGCCAAGGAAAGCGCATGAACGCCATTCCTACGATTAGATACAGCATCCGTCAGAAGAACCTTTACCGGGGAACGCTGACATGGTTTGGGACAATACACGAGACCGGCGAGCGTCCGTACGAGTTCAGTCTACGCACCGACTCCGAGGAGGAAGCAACGCGATGGCTGAACAAGCAGAATCGCATCTACGAACTCTACAAGATGGATCTCGCAGACGGACTGGAACCAACAAGAGAACCGCTACGACGCACGACCGTCAACCGGACAGTCAAGGACGACTACAAGCTCGATGCCGCCATCGACTCCTATCTCGTCCACTGCACCAACATCCGCAATCTCCGAGGAAGCACGATTGACACCTATAATCGTCTCTTCAAGAGCCTCAGGGCATTCTGTGTCGAAAAGGGCATCACCCGCATCACCCAGCTCACCCAGGCTCACGCACAGCAGCACATCCTTGGAGCCAACTGGTCGGCAGCGACGACCAAACTCGCAACAAACATGTACTGCAACTGGTTCAACTATTTGAAGGAACTCCACTCGCTTAGCACGAGCAATCCGTGGGCACTACTAAGCAGACCCAAGGTCGATCCAAAGGACAAGATTATTTGGACCACGGAACAGCTCGACGCCATACTAGAGAATGCGCCCAACGAAGAAACACGCGTCTACTGGGCGGTGCTACGCTACTGTGGGTCACGCAGCTCCGAAACAGCCAAGCTACTATGGACTGACTACAATGTCGAGGACCGTACGCTGACAATCCGTGCGGACTCAGCCAAAGGCCGTCGTAGCCGAGTTCTCTATGTCAACGACGACTTGTACGCCCATCTCGACAAATGGCGTCAGAACGCACAGAATCACGAAGGATTGATATTCCCAGGTCTCTCCGACGACGAGGGTCACCGCAACCGTACATTCAAGCGAGTCTTGGACAAGCTCGGTATCGGAGGACACCTTCATTCCTTCAGAGACACCTACATTACGCATCTGCTAGAGCAAGGCGTGGACGCCTACACGGTCGCCAAGCTAGTCGGCCATACCGACCCATCGACGACGCTCAAATGGTACGCTAGACTATCACAAGACCACATGAGAAACGCAGTCAGCAATGTCTCTCTGTAACGATACGAGGAACCCCACATGGGGTTCCTTTTTTCGTTTGCGCTCCGCATGCGTTCTGCATGCGTGACTCCCCTAATTTAACTGTAGGAAGTGAAACGCGGACACGCCGGTTCTTTTACCGTCTGCATGGTGTTCCTTACGGCGTGTCCGCTAATTTCACCTCGATTATGGGCCTGTAACTCAGCCTTGGAAGAGTATCGGTGTTGCATACCGACTGCCGTCAGTTCGAACCTGACCGGGTCCACTAGGAGGAAATCTATGGAAAAACTCATCAAGAAGCTTGACGAAATCTTTGCCAAGTACGGAGTCGCCGAGGATGACATCGCCGAGGTCGGCACGCTCATCGCCGGTATCGGTGGTGGCGACATCGTCGTCGAAGGCGAGGAATTTGTCGCACCCGACATGGGAGAAGCCAATGAAGCAGAAACCGTCTACGAAGACTAGCGCACCGTCTGTCGACAATGTTGCCAGCATGCAGCAAGTCGACCCTATCGCGACACGCCTCGACAAAATCATCGAGTTGCTGATATCAATCCAGTCTCAAGTTCCGAAGCCGTTCGACTTGTCGAAACTCGTCAAGGACTAAGACTTAGGCTCCAACACAAGGAGCCTTACAAGTATTGTGGAGAGGAGGAGATACATGGAAGAAATCAACGATAGCGCAGAGGAAACCGCTCAGAACGCGTCCGAGAGAGCATTAAAGGCTAAGAAGGTACCTGGGCGACCGTTCACCTCAGAAACCGCCAAAAAAGCCGCAATAAGCGCGGCAAGAGCCAAGCATCTCCGCAAGGAAGCACGGCACAACATACTGGCAAAACTCACATCAAATATCGACCTCGGAGAAGAGGTCCTCAAGGCTCTGAAAACCCACGATGACGGCTATCTCAGCATGATCGAGAAAGCGACTCGTCTTATCGGCTGTCACTTCGACCAAAGTGAAGACGCGATTCAGAACATCAAGGTCAACGCCAAGGCCGAGACAAAGGCAAAGGTTGACACGACCGTTCGTTTCGTACTCGGCAAGCGTCCGGAAGCCTAACAATGGATATCGAGCTGCTGCCTCATCAGTACGAATTTATGGAACGAGATGCGGAGAAGCGTCTCGCTCTTGTTACTGGCGTGGGTTGCGGCAAGACTCTTATTGCGGCCATGTGGTTGCTACAGCAAGCGGAAAACTACCAAAACTCGATTGTTTCTGCTCAGAACTATTCCGCATTGCACAAGGTCGTATTCGCAGAGCTACAGCGTCAAGCAAGACGCTTCAACATGCCGTACGAATACAACAAGCAAGACAAGGTCATGACTTTCAGTAACGGTGCTGTAATTTACGGAGCATCTAGTGAAGCCTATGACTCTGTTCTTGGTCTTACCAACATCTCAAACTACCTGGCAGATGAGGCGGCATATTCGTGCGAACAGCTCCGCAACAACTGCGAGGAGCGTTGTCGTGGAGTTGACCTAAAGGGACGAATCATCCACGCACGATACAGATACACGACTACACCCAGCGTACTGCCGACATCTCTGTGGTTCCGCGAGATGATTAAGCGTGACCCCAAGATGGTCATACATGCTACGACCTACGACAACTGGCATCTTGGAGACGACTACATTCCGGACCAAATCGAGAAATACGGCGGTCCGGACTCGCCGTATGTGAAGCAGCAAATATTTGGCGAGTTCCTTGACTGTGTCGCAAACAATATCGCTGTAGATGTCAACCAGTTCGCGACTACAAGACCCAACCATCGCTCTGATGATCCGGTATGGATTGGCCTGGATGTTGCCGCCGGTGGTCGCGACAGTTCCGTCTATTGCGTCATCGACGAATACGGTCTAGTCGAGTGGATAGAGGAATTTCACGCCGAGACTCAAAAGCTGGTCTCAACGATGCTAGAACTAAATCGCAAATACAAGGTCGAGGGTGCACTGGTTGACACCACTGGTGGATTTGGCTGTGCAACGGTTGACTACACCAAGCGCACCATGGGCACCGACGGCGTCAATTTCGCCGGTGCGTCCGATGACGACAACATCTTCAATGTCCGTACTCAGATGTATGTGGATCTCGGCAAACAAGCCAAGGAGTCTCATTTTTACCTACCGGAAGCTGGCGACAGTCTCAGATGCAGAAACCAGCTGTCGTACACGACTTACATCATCAACAATCGAGGACAGACGCAACTTGTCCCAAAAGCCGACATCGCGAAGATTGTCGGTGGAAGCCCAGACCACGCCGATGCACTCGTACTCGCGAATAGGGCACGCAAGCTTGCTGGGTCCAACACTCGCCACAATAGCGATGTACGCGCAATCGCGGCACGAATGCTGGCTGCACGAGGCTACTAGTACAGCGGCCTAATTTCTCCACAGAGGAGGAGTTACATGGCCGAAGCAGTAGAGTATCCGCGTGTTGACCGTGAAATCACCGAGAAGGTGGTCGATTTTCTCAAAGAATCTTCAGAATATTACAGCACATCGGTCAAGGACCGTGTAGATGCTGACCGCATGTTCTCCGGGGACTTTTGGACCCCTGAGCTTATCAAGGAATGGCACAGAGGTCATCGTAGGTGTGAACATCTGTCACAGTGGCCGGTTTTCGAATCCGCCATCAGTTCGCCGCTGTCGGCGAGTCCTTGGCATGCACAGCTTGACGAACAGAACGCACACCAGGACATCCAAGATGCAATCAACAGCATCGAGGCCGATTCCGATGCCAAGAATGCGTTTGTCAACTGTTTTGCAAAATCCGTCGACCTTGGCGCAAACTACATCATAGTGACCACCGTTGCCGACGAGTGGACTGGCGAGCCAAAAATCATACCGGAATGTGTGAAGGATCCGTCTTCCGTGGCTCTCGATCCCACTGTAACCACAGCATCTGCGAGAGACGCGGAACGCGGTGCCGTTGTCAACTGGATTTCCGAACACAAAGCAAAGCGTCTCTATGGCAACGATGTGCTACCGGTCGCCTATCCGCATGCGATGCCGTCGCTTTACAACATAGGCGACCAATGGGTCAAACGACCAAACAAGACCATTCCTCTTGTCACATACTATGAACGCAACGAGAACGGTCTTGTCGATATGTACAAGCTCTGTGGCGAGAAGGTCGTGGAGCATGTCGAACTCCCAACTACAATCATCCCCATCATCCGTTTCGCCGGTTACGAGGTTACTCGCAACCGCATGACCGACTATATCGGCATCGTACGCAAGACATACAGTCTCCAACTCGGTTTAAATCTCGCCTACTCGACCATGCTAGACCGCATGAATCGTTCTCCCAAGGTGAACTTCATGTTCCCAGCGGGAAGTTTAGACAATCTCGAAGAATACCTACAGCGCTGTTGCGAGGACGATGCCCTTGCACTGATTTATAACCCAGTCGACGGAGCCGGACCTATCCAGTTGAAGGAAGCGTTTGAGACTGGCGACTTGCAGAACATCATCAACACCACGCAACAGCTGATGGCTGCTGTGCTAGGCATTCCGCCTACTGGAATCCAGGGCAGCATGGGCAATGTCGATGTCCAGCGTACAGCTACCGAGGTACTCGAACAAGCCGCAAATCGCGAGAGCAATGTGGCAAGCCTCTATGCCCACGCATACGAGGCAATGCGAACCATTTGGATGTGCGTCATTGAGATGCTCAATGGCGGTCAGCGAATCAAATTCAGTCTTCAAGCCGGTCCGGACATCATCACGGCGAACATGAAGCGTCGCCAGGAATTGCAAGTGATGGCAGGTCTGCTCCCTGAGCCTCTGAAGCCAATTCTCGCAAAGTATTACGCCGATACGCTTTCGACAGATGACGCCAAGGCTCTCGCCAAGGACATTATCGCGAACATGGATCCTTCCATCAAGCTCGTGACCAACCAAGACCTTGACGCATACGCAATCCATGAAATCAAGCAGATGCAGATGGTGGCGAACCAGGCAATGGACGAACTCGAATCGACCAAGCAAGAAAATGCCGACCTCAAGCGTCAACTTGACTCGCTCTTCGCCGAACTCGCGAACAAGAGAGAAGATAGACAGCTCGACTGGAACAAGGCACTGCTTGACCAGCAAAACAAGCAAGCACAGCTTCAGCTTGAAGCTGCCAAGGCCGAAGGCAAGCAGAGCGTCGATTTGCAGAAACTCGACATTGAAGGTCAAAAGGTCGCAATCGAAGCCCAAGACAAGATGGAAGAAACCATCAACCGCAATGACGCGATGCTCGGAGGTGTCTAATGGCACTATCTCGTGAAGAAGCCGAAGCACTCCGCACATTGGGCAGCATGGTTCTTGGCGGAGCCATGCGCGGTGCAGCCGGTGGTTACGACGGCAAAAATTTCGGTCCCGGTTTCGCTGCAAGACCTGGTGGACGCATTTGGATAAAGGAAGGCGAACGCGTCGACGGAGGCATCAACCAAACATCTATCGGTGCAGCCGAAGCACTCGCTCGTGCAATGGTATCCGAGCCGTTAGACTTCGATGCTGGTATCATCTATGTACCGGGTCCGCCTCAGAACAACGCGATGCTTGTCCGCAATCCGGAAAATCTCGAAGCATTCCTACGACAGTCTGAACAAGAACACTCTGAGGCTCTCAACAAGTTCATGAACGAGCCGGACATTCCCAAAGACCGTGCCGCTCGACTGGGCGTGCGTAACGAGGAAACCTTGGCCAAGTGGTGGAATGACAAGGATCCTCGTAGACCGGCGACACCGTCGTCTTCTTGTGTCAAGCGTGCACGCATCGGCGCGAATGGCGACATCTATGTGGTCTTTGGCAGCAATCCCAACAAAGAATACCAATACGAAGGTTCAAGCGACCCAGTAGAAGCCTCCAAGGTGCTCCAAGCACTTGTTACTGCACCGTCTATCGGACGAGCGGTCAACAGCTGGACTGGTGACTGGGGCACACGCCACACCTATCTGCCAAAGGGTTGACCCTAATTTCACGGTGTCAAGAAGGTGACATAAAACGTCACCCCTAATTTCAAAATGAAAACAGCCGCGAACACGACGCGGACTAAAAATTTCGCGGAGGAGGAGAGAAACATGGATACGCAAGAAGCCATGAATTACCTGAAGAAGATGCACGAGGATGCAGCCTCGCAACCTGACGAATCTGTATCGACCGAAGGCACCGAAGTTGCCACTGGAGAGCAGCCGGTGAACCAAGAAGCTCCAGTTCCGGAATCTGAAGTTGCGGAGGACCGCGAATCCACCAAGACGGAAGTGTCCGAGACCGCTGCCGATAAGCAGCAGAAGAAGCCAAGCAAACAAGACCGTATCAATCACGCTTTCCAGCGAGAAAAGGCACGCCACCGTGAACAGCTAGACGCTGCAAACAAGCGCATCGCCGAACTCGAAGAGAAGATGAAGAAGTACAGCGTCCTTGAACAAGGCGACTTCGACCCCAATGACATCAAGTCTTATATCGACCACAAGTTTGCACTACAGGGCGAACAAGCTGAACTCGAATCCCTCAAGGCCAGCCGTGACCAAATGGTTGCCGACGAACGCATGAAGGAAGCGGGTGCACGCCACGAACAGCAAGTCAATGACTGCTTCGCGTCCGATGACGAGAGAGAACACTACTGGACTCTGCTCCGCAATGGCGGTTCAAAGTTCCGTGAGTTCTTGAACGAATACGACGACGGCACCATCGACCAGTTCATCGGCGATTCAGACATCGCGCCGGTAATGATAAGCACGCTGATGCGTAACCCGGACATTCTCCGTTCCATCGTGGAAAAGAAGAATCCGATGCGCAAGGCAATCGCTTTACAGCAGCTTGAAACGCGTTTGCAGTTACAGCGCAAGATCGGTAGCAGACCACAGTCTCAGGGCACTCAAACAACTCAGAAACCAACGCCACGCTTGCCAATTCTCGGCTCACAAGTGGCAAACCCAGGCTCATCTACGGAATCCACGAAACGCGATTGGAATCGCTACCTGGAAGAGCATCCGTAGCGGGCTGTAACAACAAACAACTGGAGAAATAACTATGGCACAAGCACGTACCATTCCCGCCCCGGCGATTTCTAGCGCCAACCAATTCGAAACAAACTATCAGACTGAGCTTGTCGCTCTTCGCGGTGCTCAGATTGCTCCTTACTTCACTGTCGGTTCCAAGGCTTACTTTGGCGATCAGCTGTTCGGCAAAAACCGCAACGGTCAGGTCTATGGCTTTGTGATCCAGGATCGCACCGAAGTCGAGAACTCTCTCGCTATCGGCGCTGGTGCAAAGACAAACCTCGTTGAACGCGTTGTCAACCTTGCTATCGAACCGTGGCACATGTCCGAAAAGACGAACGTAGTCGAAGGCAAGACCGACGATGAGTTCGACAAGCGCGTGGCCGAAAAGATTGGCCCGGCTCTCCTTCAGGGTGCCCTCAAGAAGAGCATCAAGAATGACTTCGCCAAGTCCGCAACTTGCTTTATCGGCAAGGCTGGCGAATTTGAGCCGCTCTCCATGGCAACCGCTCACCTCTCATCCATCACGAGCGAACCGCTCTACGGCTTCTGCGATTCTATGGTGGAAGCCCTAGTAACAAGTCGCGGAGCCCAATTCGTCCCCGTTTCGGCCCCGGCCATGTACAAGCAGGGTCTCATCGGCCATTTCCACGGCGCGGACTACAGAAGTGTCCGTTTCATTCCTCGCGTGAAGATTAGCACCGCTTTCGCAAATGCAATGTCCGGTGCAAAGTTCGCCAGCTTCAACAGCACGACCAACACTCTCACAATCACTCTCGGTGCATCTCCGGCATCCGCCACCGTCGTCAAGGCAGGCACGCCGTTCTTCGTCTCCGATATCGTGGCATGTGACACTGTTGGCGACGCAACGACCGAACCGTACGCATTCATTGCTACTGAAGATGTGTCCGTTGCAACGACCGACTCAACTGTCGCTATCAAGGTCGACGAAGTTCCGGTCTCCGTGCTTGGCACCCGCGTTGCTTCGCTCGAAGACGGCAGCATCATCGAATGGTCTGGTGCTAACGCTAATGTGACCTCCGCCAACGATGTGACTTGCCCGGAAGCCGGCACTTACTTCGCAGCTCTCATTCGTGCAAACGGTTCGTTCGAATTTGAAACCCTCGACACGATTGATGTAGCTACGCCGGAATCCAAGAAGGGTTCTGTCGAAGGCATCACGATTCATCAGAACCGCCTCATTGACATGGGACAGTTTGTGAACGACACTCGTTTCGACTTGTTCACTTTGAGTGGCGTGGTCGAAAAGCGTGCTCAGTCTCTCGTGCTCCTTAAGGCAAAGTAAGTGACCAAACAGTAAAATTCTATCTCTCCCGATAGTGGGACCCGGAGCAATTCGGGTCCCTTTTACAGTTATATTTCCAAAAATTTTACAATTCGCCCGGAACCGCATGGTTATTGGAAAGAGCAAAAAGATATAACTCTTATTCAAAAAGTTGTCAATACTTGACACCTTTCAAAACTTGACAAGATAGACAAAACCTCCAATATTTATAGTCACAAAGGGCATTTCCGTTCATTAGCTGAGATGCGAACGCTCGCGGAGGAAGGACTCCGTACGACACCGAGTTTTCATATTTGGACCCCTTACTTTTGTAGGTGTCGGGGAAATGATGACCGATAGGTCATGGTCGATGTAAGACGGCGACGCTCATACGGGCAGTAGCACGACATTCAGACCCTTCTTTTTTTGTCTCCCTCGTGGAGATACGGCAAGGCAGATGCGTTGCTAAAAGGGGGTCTCTATTCCCGGCTCAGCTCTCCGGACAGTAAGCAGATAAATGGTAATTGATACTGATTAGTTAGCAGATAAATACAAAGCATATCATAACCAGCCATCCCCTAATTTCTCCTCAGAGGAGGATGGCAATGATAACAGTTCGTTCAATAATTGTAGAAGCTTTAAATAGATCCAATCTTGTTTCTCGTAGGCAGTCGCCACCGGCTGACATGACCGAGACTGCGTTTCGCTTGCTCAAGGGTGTTGCAAGCAAGTACAGCAACGACAACTTGCTGCAATTTCTGATATCAGAATGCGGAGCAACACTTGACAAACAAGAGTTCGTCATTGGCGATACCGACGCTGACCATCCTGACGAATACATGACCGTCGACCTCTTTGCACCGAACATACAGAAAGTTAACCGTATGTACTGGCGAGCAAAGGAGCCTAACGGACTCGGCAGCTACATCGAGCTTTCTTACGCCTCTCCGGACGATTTTGACGGATATCCGGACGGCAGCGGTGTCTTTACCTATCAGCCAGTAAACGACCTTCAGATGGTCCTTAAAACGAAGCTGAGACCCGATACAAACACGGAGTTCAAGATAACATACAATCGCAAGTGGTCCATCGGTCTCGACGACGAATTACGCATACCGGAACAGTACAGCGAACTCTTTATCGTTGCCCTTACCCACAAGCTGGCACTCACATTCCCAAGGCTCTCCACGGAACAAGTCAACCTATTGAAGAATGAACTGATCGAGATGGAGAAGAATGTAGCGACGGCGACGCGAGCCCACAAGTATGTCTCTAGGTCGACACAGCTCAGAGCTGCTGTCAGCCGTGCTGACTTCATTTCAGGCCGCATGTTCTTCGGAGGCGTTTAATGGCTCAACGCATCATTCAGAACATTGTGGGTGGCATACATCGCCATGAAATCGAGAAGGTCAGCCGTTCATACACTCAGAACATGTATCCTGAGTCTGTTGATGCAGACCAAAGTACGACCAACAAGGTTCTGCTAGGCATCCATGGCACATCTCTCGCCTTGCACATCCAAGAAGGTCCTTGCCGTGGTCTATTCAGGGCATCTCGTGGCAACGACGGCAACCCGGTGCTCTTTGGTTGCTGGGGTTCGTCCGTGTATGTGATTCGCGAGACTAGCAACGGTTTCAGCAAGCGCCGTATTGGACAAGTCTCGAATGCATTGGCTCAGCCGGTGCACTTCGCAGAAACCGGTGGAGAAGGAAGTGCACACCCACACTTGGTTGTAGTGGATGGCGCAAGCGTATTTGCCGTCGATACAACTCTATCAGATTCTTACATGGCACAAGACTGGCGTTCAATTCCGTTGCCGACGCGTGTTGGCGACGACACCCACACGCAGAAGATTCAGCCTTCGCATATAGCGTATCTCTACGGTTACCTCATCTGCAACGATATAGGTAGCAATGCCTTTTACACTTCGATCCAATATCCTTTTGAGACCACGGACGACAACGACAACATCATCTATGATGTATTCTACAGTGATATAAATGGACCATACGCGGGATTTGGTTTCGTAACTTACAGCGAGTGGAACCCAGATAATTCCGTTGCACTTTGTAGCAACGGCAGTTTCCTGTACACCTTCGGAAGTCGTTCAGTCCAATGCTTCAGCTACCGTGACGACATCAACCGCCCATTTGTGAGTCCGGATTGTGCGGCAGAATCCATCGGCATCCGTGCACCGGAATCCTTGGCGACTTGCGGTCCAGTCACGGCATGGCTTGCAAGTTCCGATGTCGGTCAAAACGGCATCTACATCATGGAAGGGAATCAAAAGCAACGAGTCTCGACAGTTTCCATCGAGCGTCAGATTTCCAAGATGAAATACCCTGAAGATGCCGTTGGACAATTTTGGTCCGAGAACCAGCATCTCTTTTACGCCCTTTCATTCCGCTCAGACAAAACCACTCTCGTGTACGACTTGACCGAGAAAGAATGGCATGTGCGTGAATCCTACGAGCACGGCATTTGGCGACCTCAGTACGCGACATTCGCCTATAACAAAATTTTCTTCGGCGAGTTCGATTCCGATGTGCTCACATATCTTGACGACAGCAAGTACACCGAGTGGGACGGCCTTTGCATAGTTCGCCTACGCCGAGGCGGTGCAATCTATTCCGACAATTCTCCGTACTTTGTCGACGCCGTCAATATCACGCTAAACAATGGTCAAATCGACGACCCACAACTCGATCCAAGAGTAATGATGCGTTACTCGACCGATGGCAATAACTGGACAGACATGGAAGTCGGTTCTATGGGTGCGATAGGCAGATACGACCATCAGACTACATGGTGGAACCTTGGCGTGTGCCGATATCTCACCATCGAGATATCATGCTCCGACCCGGTGGATTTTGCCATCGTATCAGCAAAAATAAACGCGTCACCTTGCAACATCTTCTAGGAGCAGCAATGATTAAGACAGTAGGCATCACACAGTTCTCTGCATCTGACTATGTCGCCCAAGCTCTTGAGGGTAGCTATGGTCTCGACGGTCGCAAGAACATCTATTTCACATGCTTGAAGGATGTCGTATTCGTAAACGCGGTTGGTCCTTTAAGCTTTGATGAAAAGTTGCCGGAGAATGCGTTTGCATGGCACTTGCTCGTACTTTCAGACACCGGCGTTCGCACGGTGCGCTGTGACAATTCGCACTTGACTTTCACACTTGCCGACGGCGAGACCGCACAAGGTTCGTTCAGGCTCAAGGCATAATTTGGTATTAGGAGGAGTCTCTTATGGCTGCAAATTGGGGCGGTAACATTATTTCAGGTGCTGGCACCGGTGCCGCAATGGGTTCGGTTGCCGGGCCTTGGGGTGCACTCGCTGGAGGCGTTTTAGGTGCACTTGGTGGCGTGTTCATGTCATTGTCTGAAGAGGACGATGCAGAACGCAAGCAGAAAATCATCGACAATGCTAAGGTACAGTTTAACCTTACGCAAGACGAGATAGACGAACTCATGAACGAGTTCTATGCGAATCCGGAGAACTTCTTGGGCACCCAGGAGGATGTCGACGCATATCGTGCAGCAATCGATTCGTACGACCCAAATGCGTTCGTGTTCGATTTCGACGAGTTCAGCTATGACAAGGATGTCGATGACTTTGTGAACCCCTACTACGACAAGATCATCAAGAATACAGCCGACAAGGTGCAACACAGTGCAGCCGGTGCGGGAATTGGTCGAGGCACGGGTACCGCAAACGCCATCGCAGAAGCTGTCGCTCAGAAGGACGATGAACTGTACAAGACGGCATTACAGCAATACAACACTGACCGTGCACAGACTTATTCCGAGTGGAGCGGAAATATTGACAAGATGCAGCAACGCCTTAACCAGCTCAAGTCTGCAACTGATACGCAGTTGAACAACCTCGGCACATTGGCCAACGACTACACCAACCAAAAGCAGAACCAGTTCAGCGACATGATTGCATCGAAGCAGACCAGGAACAACGCAAACCTTCAGCTCGCCAACATGGGTCTGATGATTTAAGGGGGAACAAATGGGAATCTACACGGCACCGTCAACATCCTTTATCGACACTTACATGAATGCAGCCAAGTATCGCGACCAGCGCACCGACGAGGCGAACAAACGCATGATGGATGGCATCGGAAATCTAGTCAAGGGTGGTGCAAGCGCATACATGTGGCAGCAGAGAAAGAACATCCTTGACAGCAAGGATGAAATGCAGAAGCGTATCGACGAACTGCTCGCCGAACGCGAACGCTTGACATCAGGTCAGGATTTCGCTGGTTCTAGCCGCAATTTCGACGCAATCGTCAACGGTCTCGACTGGAACCTACTTCCTCACCAATACAAGGACGACAGCCTAAAGGGAGCATTCTAATGTCCGCTACGAATTTTATCGACAACATCCTCGAAGATACCGGTGATTACGCCGTGTACGGCAAGGCTCTCGGCGACAAGATGCGAGCTGGCGTCCAGTATGGACCCGATCCGCGTCGTCCGCTCTATGGTGAAATGACGGAGAATCCCAACAAGGCTCGCATCGCAGAGATTGACCGCGAACTTGCCGAACTCCGTGCAAAGCTCAAGTCCGACGATGTTGAGGAAGCAATGGGTCGGTACAAGTTCCTCTACGACAACGATCCGTCCGTACTCGCAAACTACCGTCAGCAGAAACGCACTGAAAAGATGAACGCCGACATGCGCAACGCTACAGAGGCAGCAACTCGCGACAGCAACTTGCAGACAGCATGGAAGCAGCACGCCATTGACCTTGAAGTCGCTCGGTATGACCTTGCTGCTGCACATAATGCCTACGATGAAGCCAAGGGCAGCGGAAACACAGATGCAATGAAGCGTGCCATAACAGACATCAAGCGTGCCCAAGCGAAGTATGACCGCGTATCTCGCGAAACCGAGACTCTGCGTGGCAAGATGATGACCAGCCTCGGAATCTCACTCGGAGACAAGCAACAGCTCGATGACGGCATGCTGGAAGCCAACGGCGTCGACTACGACACGGAACTTGCTGACGCCGAAGCCATCAAGAAACTGGACGGTTCTCTTGACTTGCTCGACAAGCAGATTCTTGTTGACAATGTCAATGTCGACAAGAAAACAAAGATTGCAAATGTCAACAAGTGGCTCGCCGACATCGAAAAGGCAAAGGCTGATGTCAATAGCTCCAATCTTTCGACCGATGCAAAGAACGCTCGCATGTCGAAACTTTCCGACATGGAGGCGAAAGTCCGCGCATACGCGAAACCGAAGCCCAAAGGTGGTCAAGGCACCACAATGACCAAAGCCGACTACCAAAAAGTCCTAGACGGTCTAATGACCAAATCACAACTCATCAGCAAGGGTTACAAATGGCTCAAGGCAGCAAAGGATGCCGGAGCAACACATCAGCTACTTGATGCTGCAATAGCTGTCGCCGCTGGCAACAAGTAAGGAGTAATTAGATGGACAAGATACTGGAACGGCTTCAGCAACTTGGTCTCAACGGCAATGTCGCTGCTGACGAACTTTACTGGGATGCAAAGGACCTCGACAACGATGCATTCTCTTTGTGGGTTGCAGAGAACGACGGCAAGCTCCGCGATGTGTTGCACATCGACGCTCTCATGACCGATGCTGACAATACCGACAAGGCATTCCTCAAGGAATACAACGACATCCGCAACAACGGTCTGTCGCTCTTCAAGGGTGACAAGAAATTCACTCCCAGCGGCAAAGCCATGAAGACTCTTGACGACTTCATGGGAGCACTGGGCGTCGGTAACGGCGATTACAGCGATGACGACCGTGCAGCATTTTCAAACCCAGAGAATGTTGCATACTGGCGTAACATGCCGGAAGAGGATCGTGTGCTTGCCGCGCTATCGCTCGGTTATGATTCAGCCGACGACATGGGTCGTGACATCGAACGTGTCGCGAATGGTTTTCAGCGGCAAAATCAGGTAGAAGGCTGGGGTCCGAACAACGAACTGCAACCGATTTCATGGGCGGTTTCCGCTCTCAAGGGCGCAGCAACGCCTCGTATAAAGGAAGCACAGCTCGCTGGTAGAGACATCACTTGGCAAGATGTCACCGGTGATTTAGCCGAACTCGGCCTCAACTTTGTCCCAGGTGTGGGCATTGTCGGCAAGAGTGGACGCGTTTTCGCTAAAGTTCCCGGTGTTGGGAAAATTGCGAACAGTGCGACCGGTGCCCTAGTTGGCCAAGGTGTTGGACTCGTCGCCGACCAGTTTGCTGTACCGGCATTGACCCAAGTTGTTGACGCCGGACTTCTCTACAATCCGGACATACTCGGTACAGAAACCAGCGGATTGAATCCTCGCAGTGAAATTGACCTTGGCAAGATGGCCGCACAAGCTGGTGCTATTGCTGGAGCCAAGGGTAGCGTGAAGGGTGCTGCCATGGTCAGCAAGAATATGCTGGAGCAAGGCTTAGGCAACGAGACCGGTGGCGGAGCATTCCGCGAAGGCGTAAAGATGTTCGAGAGCATCGGCGAGAAAACCGACGACCTAATCAAGAGGCGTCAAGCCATGCTCGACCGCAAGGCAGAACTGGCGAAAAAACGCGAGAATGTGACTCTTGCCGAAGACAGCGACATCGGTGCATCCGGTTCCAATGTGGACGACATCATCAACGCGGAAAACTACCGCATACTGACATCTGAGGCGGAACGCATTGCCAAATCAGACAAGGCTCGCAAGGCGTATCGTCGCGAAGTCAGCGGTCAAAAGGCTGCCGAGGAGATGATACAGAGAATGGACAACACTGACCTTGACCTAATCGCTCGAATCAATGCAGCGACAAAGTCTCAACAAAAAAACAATGCCGATGTTACATTCGTGTATCGAGCAATCAACGAACAATCACCTTATAAGAACTTGTTGCAGATGGAAGACGGTCGCATCGTACCTCGCGACTATGTGACACTCGATGGCGAACTCCGTTATCCCGGTGCTGACTACCGTTTTAAACCAAACGGCAAGCTATCTCCTCTTGAGTACAAGTACGACGATTTTCTGAACATCATGATTGATGAAAATCGAGCAAATGCTCCGATTCGCGTTGACTTTGCGCCCAACAACGCCATTGACGCCAGCAAGATCGTTGCTCGCAATCCAGCCGTCCTTGAACAGATTCAAAAGGATGAACTGCTGAAGCGCAAGCTTGATCCGGCAAAGACTGCATTACGCGAAAACACGCGAGATGTCGCGGCAGACGCCGCATTTAACGCCCTCGCACGCGAAGGTGTCGTCGGCAATGTTACCGATTTCGACAAAAAGCGTGAAGAAGCTCTGTGGAACCGCATGATGGTCAAGATGCGTCCACTTACCGCCAATTCCAAGCTGTCGCCGGAAGTGCGCAAGCGTAATGCAGATGCAATCTTGAATGTCATGCAGTACGGTCTCGACGGCATTCCTACTGAAATCTATCAGCAGAATCCGAAGGTCTACAAGCTCATTGCGGATAATTTGGGAGTGAAGGGGTGGCGTCATTCCAGCGAGGCATCTGACCCTCAGCCGACTACGTCATACTCCCGCAGCTTCTAGGAGGAGAGCATGAGAGCGTTTGATACATGGACAAGCTATTTAGACAACGATGGACACTTGCTCCACGGTAAAATCAGGTTTTGCCGCAAGGGAACGACCGACGACGTGACCATCTATAACTCTGACGGGATTGCAATCAGAAATCCTGAATTTACCGACATGCTCGGACGCACCGAGTATCAGGTGTTCTTGGGGACAGATGACAATGTGACGGCATACTATTACAAGTATGTCGGTACTGGCGACATGATGCAATGGCCGTCTGAAGACTATGATCCAAGTCGTTGGGCATACCAATACTCAAGCGATAATATGGACCCGACCTCGGCAATCGACATCACATCGGATACGGCGAACGGTGTCGCAAGCATGACGGACTTGCGAGCCGTTGACCCCGATGAGGTTCCGTCGGTCAACAGTGCAAAGCTCATGTGGCTTTATGGCTATTACGACTCCGGGGACACATCTCCGGTGCTCTACATTTGGGACTCCGCATCGCTCGACTCAGATGACGGTGGTGCGACAATCATGTCAAACCATGTTCCAGGAAAAGGAAGGTGGAAGCTCGCGACGAGGGAGTTGCACTTCGACGTGCGGCACTTCGGTATTTTCCCTCTTGACGACAAGTATTCGACCGATTACAGCTACACATCGCAGTTGGCGAACTGTGCCGCATACATAGACAAAGAAGGTCTTGATGCATGGTTCCCCGCACTCAATGACGACGCCAGTTACTATCTGTTTGATGGCTCGAATACATTCGCAATTCGAGGCGACATCTACATTTCTGATGCCGTCCGTTTCCAAGTCAAGACGGACACTACCGGCACAATGATTACGTGCCATGAAATCCACAAGAGGACTCCTTATCTGTTCGATTCCTCTGTTCAGACTGGTCATGCATCGCTCACAGCAGACTGGATTTGCATCAGCTGGGTTGGCGGTAACTGTGACGGAAATGCGCGTGTAGGATGGACGATTGACTCTTCTAGCTTCGTCAGAATCATCAAGGACAAGGAAGTTCACTTTGTTGCAAATGGTTCTCCGTCGTTACAGCTTGACAACTGTGTCATCACCAGCAACAAGCAGATAACCGGTGAAATTTTGATTCAAAATTCCATACTCAAGACCGAGTTCTTTGCCGATGACTATGACTGGAGAAACCTGACTTCATACAACAACGACATCCGTCTTGTCAACTGCAAGGATGCCAATACGTATGTACTTTTGCAGAACAAGCAGCATGATCCTAATTACGGCGACCTTGGAGAGCAGACTTTGAGCGACATCAGCTTGCTGCCTAACGCTATCGCCGAAAATGCGATGTTTGAGCGCGTGACATTGACTGGCAATACTGAGCTGCACAATGTGTCCGGCAGCGTCTCTGTGCAAGGAGCAACACACAGTCTCAATGTAATCGACTGTTGGCTCACCTTGTCCGGTACCGGTATCGTGCTGGACTCGTTACAGTGGCGACGCGGTCATTTGGGAGCGAACTCGACCGTACAAGTTTTGACTTCGTGCGAGCTGTGGGATGTCGAGGTGAATGCACCCTTGCTCACCAATGGTGTACTTGTTACCCGGTTTGAACGCTGCACGCTCAACAACACAATTACCGGTCAGGGCATCGTGTGCAAGGATTGCCATATAAATGCCACTGTAATAACGAGTGATGTTAGCGGCAAGGTGAACTTCAACTTCGACGGATGCTATTTCGGTGCGAACGGTCGGCACTTCGTCACCGCGACTACACCGACTTCGCAAGTGGTCGGAGTCTGGTCTAACAACTTCGCTGAGACTGTGCACCCGATTATCCTTAACATGACGAACATCGCCGGGAACGACGCTGGACATACATATAAGTATGAAAACAATGGAGGCAAGTTCTTACCTCGGTACCCTAAAATCAGCTTTATGTTGGGTCAGTTTTGGCGAGTCAACGAAATAGCACGCCATCTGCAAGCAATTCACACGCCGGTGTTGTGCATGCCCGGTCTTGTATTGCAGCCGACTCGTAACGAATGGTTTAACGGTGTGCACATTCCGGAAGATTGGGCACCAGCATGTAACTTCTTCGCCATCGGCACTTGCATCTCTATGTGGAGACTTTCTGTATCGTACGAGTTCACAAATACGACGGAGATGTCTGACTCCATGACGCCACGCGTCAACCACTGTCAGACATCGTCGTCGGAAATCGTGACATCGGTTTCCGATGCCGCCAGCTACAACTTCAACGCGTTCGCCGACAAGATGATTGGTTCGATATTCTTGGGACCGAAGAATTTCACCTATCCGGCGGAAATCACGACCCAAGATCCGTCAACTTGGCCACAGACCAACAGTGCAGTCGTCACTATTGAGCGCTTGCGATAAGGTTGTCGGCTATTGCGTCCCAATCGGTGACGGCTTTTTCAAGGATGTCCTCGGAGAACTCATCCGAGGAGTCCGACAAGAAGGAACCGGACCCCACTTGTGAAGCGGGAATCATCTTGCAACGCATCTGATAGTAGGTCGCAAGCACATGTTGGAAGGAATGAAAACCTACTCTGTAGAGATAATTAAAAGGCGCAGTCGCTTGCGGATATAAGTCCGCCGCGAACTTGCGCCTTGCTTTTAGCATGTCGTATGTTGCCTCAGCTTCAAGGTCTTCCTTGACATCATCATTGTAGCCACGGAAGTGACCGGAATTGAGCATTATCTTGATGATGTTCTTGACATAAAGACCGTAGTAGTTGTACTCAGAACCACTGAGTTCATCCGTTGTCATAAGGCTCCGGAGATGCTTGAGGTCGATGTCTTTGTTGAGGTCAAAACCGTTCTCAAAACGGCTCTTGTAGATGTCACGATGCTGTCTTTTCTTAGTGGGCATAATCTATTCTCCCTATATGCCCTATGTTTATATGTTGGACAATTTTTTTTCTCGCATCGTGAAACCAGCCCAAAACAGCCCGCGGCCTAATTTCTTCCTAGAAGGAGGATCGGATGGCTCTTGGTTACTTGATATCGCCGGTCATACAGGTCGAGGACATTAACGGAAAACCGTTGGTTGGCGGACGCATTCGCGTGTATCGTCACGGCACGCAAATTCCCTACATCACATATAAAGACTGGTCTGGTGGCCGGAATCCGGCTGAGGTTCGGCTTGACGCCAGGGGCATGTGCACGTTAATTGCAGAGGACAGCAATCTCTATGATGTGTACTGCGAAGACGCCAACTATGTTGCACAGTGGTCTCGTCTCAATGTTGCTGTAGGAAGCGGCACCGGTAGCGGCAGCGGTGTGAACATCATATCAAGCGACGGCTCGGTCACTATCACGCGTGTCAGCGACACGGTTGACCTTAGCGTCGCCGATTCTATTCCAAGCGCAATAGTCGCTCAGAGCGAAGCCAGGAACGGCAACGGACCTTTCATCTTTACAGCCAACCCAATAAATATCACTGGCGACGACATCTCGCTGACTGAGTCTCGCATTACATGTAAAAAGCGCTGGTATCATTTCGATGCAACAATCTTGCTCGACTGGCAAGGTTCTCCGGAAAATCGTGTTGTCGAACTGACGATAAGTGCACCCGACTGCTTCGAACGAGTCGCATTTGACCTGAGCTATCATCATCAAGAGTGGATTACACTATCGGCTGATTACGAGATTCAGCATACCGGCGACCGCATTTCTTTCGGCATCAGCGGCATGCCGGACAATGGCATGGCAGCACAAGTGTACAACGCATCTGTGCATACCCTTGTTGGCCGAGTTCCAGGTAGTAGTGGCGTTTTAGACATATTCACGGACGCAACACTTTCCGGCGAAGGTACAGTAGATTCTCCGCTGTCTGTTGTCGGTGCTCCGTTCCAGCAGCCGTTAGTAACCTACAATGGATGCGGCATTAGCATCGCAAGCAATGTCATCGAAGCTGACTTGCGAACTGATACAACTCTCAACGGAGCTGGCACGAGCGCAAATCCGCTCGGTGTAGCAGCTGGTGCGATAGGTCGCCAACAGCTTGCGACTTCGATTAAGGACGATATTGACAACAAAATTTCCTCGGTGGTCACTGACGGCGTTACCATCACTGGCACCGGTGTCAACGGAGACCCGCTTGTCGCCGTCGGTGGAGGTTCACCTACATACACAGCAGGTGACGCAATCGACCTAACAAACGACGAAATCTCCGTCAAATATGGTGACGGTCTCGGTCTTGATGGCGACGGCGCGTTAGAAGTCAAAGTTGGTGACGGTCTTGCCATTACTGACGATGGCGGCATCAAGGTCATCACCGTCGACAGCGATGTGTCAGATGTCGTGAGTACGGTGGAAAAGCTCAAGAAAGATCTCGACACCCAAATCACCACAAACTTTGACTTGCCCAATATCTCACAAGTCTACGACTTCGCAGATTCTACCAACTGGATGACTGCAAACGGTGCTTGCATGCTGTATCAGGCGTTCACGATTCCGATTAACCATGACATTCGTACTGTGACAGAAGACGCGAATGAGCCGACCTTGTTCGGAATTTACGCACAGCAGTCTTTTGCTCACAAAATCATGCTGGCTCTGTACGAGTATGCGTACCCGCAGTCTGACGAGGAATCCGGCTCAAGCACTTATGTCGGCGACACCGGTCCAGTCGATGTACTGCAAGGTGTGAACGAATTTCCAATGAAAAACCGCAATCCGTCTATTAGTGAATTGCGTTCCGACCGCGTGTATTACGCGGCTCTATATCTGCCGTCGACGGCATTCGTCAACGGCTTGTTCCTTGCTGGTGCTCCGAACTATGGCAACGCATCGGTTCCGGCAACGCCGCGACTTTCTTGTGCGACCGAGAACATCACTTGGCAAGGTGTCGAACTTGACATGAGCGATCCTACGACCACGCTCAATCATTACCAAGTGATACAAATTCCAGGAGAAGCTCCTTATTATCAGTATTACATCGGACCTTGGGTTGGTGGGTACAATGAGCGTTGGGCATCACCACGATTCTATATGCAACTTCGCAACGGTAAGTTCAGCGAACCGGTCATTCCGACAGTCCCATTTAATACGCTAGGCGACGATGTATTGCCTAGAGGTGGCATACTCGCGTCGAACTTGTCGAACTTCTCGGCATCGGCAAGCAACAGCGGTTTTAGGGATGTGACTCCGTTGACCAATGTGACCATCACGGCATTCGAGTGGATTGACTCAATGCCGACTGCTCAAGGATGGGAAGCCGGAAATTGCGTCTATTCGTCCGACTATGCGACAAACATGTCAGGCGTATCAAACACGGTCACCGACTTGGGGCAAGTCGTACAAACAGCAAACGGTACCGGTTACGCACACAGAATTACGTTCACGACTCCGATTGCACTGACGGCTAACACGACCTACAGATTCCTCTGCACATCGTTCAATAGTGCAAGCAACTGGATTTGGAGTTGGGCTGACCCGACCGATGTTTTCGACGCAACAAACAATGGTTGGTATGTCGACTTCCAAAGCAATGTGAGCCGATACGCGCATCAAGCTGGTCAATATGTCAAGCTGTACGACAACAACAGCAATCATTATGTCATTTAAGGAGGAGAAAATGACACCGGAATTAGCAGCAGCAATCATCGCGTGCCTCGGAGCAATCGCGGCCTGGTTTAAGGCTCGCACCGATATCGGCTCGATCCGCGAAGAGCGTGCAACCACCAAGACAGAACGCGATAAAGAAGCGCAAGAACTGCGTGATAAGGTCCTCAAGTTGGAGTTTCAAGTCTCCACGCAGAAAGACCTCGTTGGCGCATTAACGAACAGAGTCGATGATACCAATCAGCAGATCAACACACTAAACACGCAACTCGCTCAGGTCTTGGTCAAGATGGACAATGTCATTGACACATTGCGTGAACTGAAGGAGAATCGCAATGACTAATGATGTAATCAATAAAGTGCTCTACGATGTCGACCAGCGTGACGACACCACGAACGCGGAGAAGCAAACCGCCCGCCTCAACATTGGCATCGACCTCGACTCAATACAAGACAAGCTCACTGCTGGCGATGGCATCAGCATTGTTGACAATGTAGTGAGTGCTGATTTGAGTGTGAAGACAATCACGACGACACTACCACCGGTTGAAACGACTGTGAACGAAGTAAAGGTGTTCACCGATGGACGCTTTCGCTGTGGTAATTCCGATGTCGGTTGCTTAGCTCCTACACCTGGTCAGTATGACAGTGGCAAGGTGCTTGCTGCTAATTGGACTGGCTCGCCAGGCATTGGATCTGCGCATTGGGTTGAAATGCCCAATGGGTTGCCTACATCAACTATCGCTGACGCAAGCAAGGTGCTGACAGTCGACTCAGATGGCACCGCGCAATGGATTGCACCAAAAAAGTTGCCAGTGGTTAAGTCAAACCTAGCCTTTACCGAGACTGCTTCCGACTCAACGAGCCGTACATGGACTTCGCCAACGATTGTATCGCCATCGGGTGAATGGGCTTGGATGCACTACGATTTGTATGTATCAGGGACTTCATTTGACTGTACGCAAAAATGGGATGTACAAATTAACGGTTCCAACTGGACGACCGGCATATATGGCAACTGGAGTACATACGTGTGTGGTGTTCCAGCAAGCGGCCTAGTATTTACACTGACGACACCACTTAGTGTTACTAGCGCCCGATTTAGCTACATACTCTACCAGGATTGGGCTTGATGTTCTCGCTTGTTTGGATAGCAGTCGCCATCACGCTTGCTGCGTGGTGGCTCGACCCTAAGGACTGGGGTGGCAAACGATGACTTGTATGCTTGAGTTTGAGCTTAAGTCGGGTACAACCGCATTATTCGAACTCGACGAACTAAAGCTTCCGAGAAACAAGCGAATCTAAAGAGTCTCTCGCACGGTCGACCATGTGATTATCACTGACACTGGCAACCGTCTTGTGGACTGCAAAACGGCTGAAACGATTGTTACCGCACTTGCACAGCAAGATAGTGAGTTGATTATTGCTATTATTGCAAGCAATAACAACTTAACATAAAGGGATACACAATGTACACAAAAGAAGAAATCGAAGGACTTGATAACAGCACATACAGCGATCTCGAAACCGCATTCGAGGAACACTTCAACAAACAGTACAATAGCATCGAAGAAATGGTGAACGGCGAAGCCGTGGACCCCAAGTCGGTTGAAGATGCGGCCCAGCAAGTAATCGACAGCTGGCACGAATCCATCTAGCAGTAAGCACAATTCGGCTTTGATAAGGCACCCAACAAGGGTGCTTTTGTCACTTTTGTGACATTTTCAAAATGTATATTTGCCCCATATGGCAACTGTTAAAAAAGATATCGAAGAGACTAACAAGAAAATCGCGCATGTAAAGCGCATCGTCAAGCAATACGCCGAGCAAATAGATGACACATACTTAGAGCAAGATCCGATAGCAACAGGAACAAACTGGAAGGATCTTGAATTTAGCCACCCAGAACGCACAATACGCATAGGCACGCTGTTCAGTGGCATTGGCGCGATAGAACACGCTTTCCAACGGCTGAACCTAAAAACCAAGATTGCATTCGCTGGCGACATCGAGCCAAACTGCAAAACCAGCTATTTCGCAAACTACGACATCGCAGAGGAAGACTGGTTTACTGATGTTCGCGACTTCGACGCCAAGAAATACGCCGGTAAAGTGGACTTTATTGTAGGTGGTGCGCCTTGCCAAGCATTCTCTATGGTCGGTCGCCGACTTGGGTTCGAGGACGCCCGTGGAACGCTTTTTTACGAATTTGCACGAGTCGTCAAGGAAACTGGTCCGAAGGTATTCTTGTTCGAAAATGTGAAAGGATTGCTCAACCACGACGACGGTCGGACCTGGCATGTCATGCATGACATCTTCGAAGAGCTGGGTTATGATGTACACTTTAGGGTGCTCAACAGCAAGGACTATGGCATCCCACAGCATCGCGAGCGAGTCTTCTGCCTTGGTTTCAAGCGCAAGACCAAGTTTGCATTCCCGGCACCGATTCCGCTAGAATACAAGATGTATGACTTTTTGGAAGATTTCATCGACACAAAGTATTTTTTGCGCGAGAAGGGCATCAAATTCGTCACCGCAACGAAGAACCACGATAAGTCGTACACACAGATTAACGGCGATGTAGCCTTGTGTCAAAAGCGCAACCAGCAATTTAACTGGCATGGCGATTTTGTCTACCATCCTGATTCCGAGTTGACCGAGTCTGATGCCGCATTCGACGAGTTCGTATTTGATGTCCGCGATGTCGAAGAAAAGTATTACTTGTCGGATAAGGTCGCAAAGTATGTTCTTGCCGGTGGGACCAAGACTTTCAAGACCTCGACTAAGACAGACTTGGATGTCGCTCGTCCGCTGCTTCAGTCGATGCACAAGATGCACCGCGCCGGAGTCGACAATTATGTCACCCACAAGGGACGCATTCGCAAGCTCACGCCACGCGAATGCCTCCGTCTAATGGGGTTTAGAGATTCTTTCAAGATCGTCGTCAGCGATACCGCGACTTACCAGCAAGCTGGTAACAGCATCGTGGTCGACGTGCTCATTGCAATCCTCAAACAGATGGACATCACAAAGTATGGTAAATAATCGCATAACCATAGGTGGGCAGAACTACAAGTTCGCCGATACGTTTGACAGCGTCATAACGGTTCCCGACTGCTTTGTGATGCCTGCGAATAAGATTGGAACCGGCAACGGCGAAGCCAAGCTATACATGAGTAGTAAGGAATCCATGCGTGGATTCTTCGGTGCCGAAGGATTCGTCGCCGACTGCTTCCTGGTTAAGCAAGATTTGCTCGACTATCTCCAAACATTGCGCAACGAGTACATCAAGCCTAGCTACAACTACAGAGGCAAGGACAAGTTCCCAACGTTATGGGCTGAACGCGTAAAACTCGTTGATTCGTTACCGGATATTATTTCGTTCAAGGTTGCAGACCAAGCACAAATCGGCGGTCCACGCGGCTATGTAAATTCAGACGACGACGGCTACAAGCTCATCAGACAGTTATCTTTACCTCTGGTGACCTATATCTCGGTCATGCAAGTGTTCGGAACCGACGGCAAGGTTCGATATTATTGGAAGCTTTTTGTCGACTTCGAGGCACTCGGTGATCGTACACCCCTTGTATTCAAATACGGCAAGCGCGACTTACGCGAACCATTGCCGGTTGCCGCCAGTGCTCATGAGACCGAAGCGACACGAGAAACTCGTGCACGAGTTGGTCAGCAAAAATATCGCGAGAAGCTGCTTGAAGAGTGTCCGTATTGTCCGATTACCATGGTCAACGACGACCGTTTGCTGATTGCATCGCATATTAAGCCGTGGGCGGTGTCGGATGACAAAGAACGCGTAGATCCTAAAAACGGATTTATGCTATCGCCTTTGTATGACAAGCTGTTCGACCAAGGTTTCATCACCTTCGGCAACGACAAAAAGATGCAAGTCTCTCACTGGCTCTCTCCTCGCAACTGCGAACGCTTGAACCTTAAAGACGGTTTCTATGTGCAGCGATTGCCACTAGACGAAAAACGATTAGTGTATTTAGAGTATCATCAAAAGTTTGTGTTCAAGGGTTAATTAGTCGATGAGGTCGAGCAGTGCTTCGGCCTCTATTTCATTGTCGACATCAACCGCATTGTCTAACACCTGAGTAATACACGGCTTATGCCAGGCCTTGGTACAGTCGTACTTCGCAGCAAATTTAGGTGGCAGACACCGCCACTTAAGCACTAAACGACCGCTTGCATAGCGGTACGTGCCAAAGCCAATAGCTCGTCCGTCGGCACGATGATAGATACCCCAAGCCTCGATATGCATTACTTATTGTTGTTGCGACGCCATGCATCCAGCAAGGCACGGTCTATACGAACAAGTCGCAAAGCGTCTTCGATGTACTTCGTGAGTCCACCAGGGCATAGCTTGAGATAGTCAACGGCATCCTTGAGGTCGTCGCTGATACGGATGTTGATATTGCTGGATTTTTTTGGCACGTCGCCAATATAAAAAATCATCGAAGACCAACGGGATCCGGTAAGTCTTCAAGAAGCTTCCAACGCCAGCCATTGCCATCTTTGCGCAGTACACGCACACATTTCTCACGCGGCACCCAATGGTATCGGTCGCCGATTTTCACTCGCACATGCGTCTCTTTGTATTTGTTTTCGGATTTCATGTGTAAAAATATAATGCATTGACGCACATACGTCAATGCATTGAAATTACAGTTTGGCCTTATCATGAAGCTAGTCTGCGAGCTTTGCCTTGCGAGCAAGCGATTCTGCTTTAAGCATCCGGCGATATTCTCGTTGGACATAGGTCGGCAAGTCCTTGACGCGACGAACGCCAAACTTGCAGCACTGTGAGTAACGGTAGATGCTCGCCGGTGAACTGGTCGGCGGTACGAGATTACGGTTCTGCATGTTCTCTTTTCGAGAGACCATCCTGAGGTTACCGAGTACGCCGTTTGTTGGGTTGCGGTCGATGTGGTCAAGCTGACAATCGGCAATCCACTTGACACCGCCAAATGTCTCCAAAACAATACGGTGTAGGTTGACAGCTCGGTGGCCATGTTTGTAGTCCGGGTCCTTGATACAAACCATCATCTGTTTAATGTAGCTAGGATGGCGCTTGTCGATTGCCGGGGTTCCTTTGGAGGTCTGACCCCAGCGATGTCGCCTCATCCAGCCCAGGTCAGAAACGTAAAGTCCGTCGACAACCTTACCAGCATAGATTGCCGGTGCCCAGTGTTCGACGACACCGTTCTCGTGGGTGTAGCTCCAGGTTTCCAGTGATGTAGAGGTGGATGAGGAAGAAGTGAACTGAATTGAATTAAGCATATATCGCTCCCATGTTGTGAGTCAATCTCTGACTCGGTTTCATAAGGAGGTTTATATGTCCAGCACTCTCGCGAACGCCGTTTTTAAGGGGTTTGAATCATATATTTTTGTAACATTTTGCTTACAACTATAAAAATGGACGCAAATCTCTTGGATTTGGAATTTTTTATTTGAATCTTTAGACAGTCAGTGCATCAACGCGATTTCAATGCATGTTTTAGGGGTCAAAATTCACCGGAAATACGAAACCACTAAACTATAGGCAGATTGAAGTAATTTATGCTTCAGAGACGATGGACGGCGAGCTGAGTGAGAACGGGGAGCAGTCCAAGCAATGAATTTGACATCACCGCCATCGGTGCACCTGTTTCTCACTTTAGGGTGCACCGGTGGCGGTTTCGGTTTTATAGGAGTGAGAACCTATGCTGTACATCAACAGAAGAGAAGGAGACCGGTGGTATAAAGCAGTCTACCTTGAGCCAGCCGACCAGCCATCAACCAACATCCAAGCATATAGTGGATTCAGTGACAAGTATCCCTGCGGTTACTACGAGTTCAAGCAAGATGCGCTGGCACCATTCAGCAACTACACCCAGTACGAATACGACGCGCATTCGGCATATAAGACCGAAGATGAGCGAAGTCTAGCATTTTGGTACGGAATGCGTCTGAAAACGCTGCACTACATAGCTGCAACACTCGATGACGCGTACAAGTCATCGAGCAAACTTCGTGCAGATGCCGCCAAGCAGTACAACACAAAAATCTACCTCAGACAGTGCGTCGGCGAGAAGCAAGCACGGATGATCCTAGAGAGCGACTTTGACGCAATCGTCAACCAAACCGCAGCCAGTTCATCCGAGGTCGAACAGAAATCGGATGAAGCCAAGGAATACAAACGCAGACCTCGTCACTGGTTACTTTCGACCTCCAAGACTCTGCATCACTTCGGCATCACTAATTACACCGGCGACGACTACACCTATGACAGAAACCTAAACAAGTCGCCGACGGCGAAGACCATCTATAGGCTCTTCACAATGGTATTCCATGGTGTCGTGCTCCCCAACGCCCTGATAGCCAAAAAATACGGTAAGCAAGTGAGCGCCGATGATGTCATCAAGGCGATGGCATTCGTCATGCATGCCAACGAGAAACGCAGAAAAGCATTCCATGAACTCATCGGATCAGAAGACGGAACCGCAACCGATAAGGCCGAGGAATGGATTGCTAGCAACATTACGGAACCGGTGAACTTTTATGTGATCGACAAGACTCGTGACGGCAAGTCACTTCCGGTGAGTAAGCGGTGGACACTGGAATCCTACATGTCCTCGACGCAAGCAAGCCGACACACCAAGGACATCATACAGCTGAAGCCCAAGGTGAGCAAGCAGCTGGGACAGCTGATTGACGCGTTCATGGCAAACCGCGACATCGGCTCTTGGAGCTACGACCGCATCATCACAGAACTTAAAGTGAACCGCAAAACGGTCGCCAAATTCATGGGCATGCTGAAGGAACGACGGAAGTCATGGTCAGATTACGACGGAGCGATGTTCTAGTGCAAAGACACATCGGTCACATAAAGCCCCGGTTGCGAAGATGCAAGCCGGGGTTTCTTGCATCATTCAGCTCTACTTTACACAAAATAGTTCCCATTTTTAGGTGCCGTTTAGTTCCCACTTTTAGGTGCCGAGTTCCCATTTTTAGGTGCCGAGTTCCCAATTTAGGTGCCGCAATATAAAGGAACTGGTTTCCACCAGGCACCTATTCGGCACCAGCTGGACCGGTTCTCGCCGTCTTCGACTTCGTCAAAGCCATCAAGAACCTAACCATTTCCGTTTTAGTAAAGACCTAAACTGTCTGTTCTGGCCTAGCCTCGCTTCGCTCAGCCAGCCCAGCCCAGCCAGTTTAGTTCCCGATAAAGAGCGAAGCTCCCTTTGCTGGGCTGATTTTGCTTCGCAAATGGAAGATGGACTAGTCTACCTATTCATCCTCTATTCATGCCTAGAATACGAAGTTATGCTCTCTATGTTCTTGATTAAGTATTCATACTACAATCTTGCTTAGTATAACTAGTCATACTCAATTCTTGCTTGGTTAAGTAATACCATCTTGGACTACGCCATCTATCTATTCATGACTAGAATACGTAGTTATGCACTCAATGCTCTTGATTAAAGAGTCATACTGCATTCTTGCTTGATTGAAGTTATCGAAGTCGGCTTCGCTTCGCTCAGCCTCCGTAAGACTAGTCTGAACAATTATTACGCTGAATATCTAATCAGACTAGATTGACCAAAGAAATGACCTAGAAACCACCTATCTACATGTAGACGAAGATCTGCTCTTGATTAGGTAATCCTACCTTGTTTAACCGGTCGGAACTACATTGTCGCTTGGTTGCCTACGGCAAGAGTATGACGCCGGTTTCCGCTATCCGAAACCGAAAATTTACCGGCGGTCGACCTCGCACGACACTGAAAAATTGCTAGATTATTTATAGTAGAGGCTGACAAGCCACAGCGTCGCCACCATACCTCGCGAGACCTTATAATATGCGGACAGAACGAGTATTCAGGTTTTCCGCCATCCATTCCTGCGACCCGAGCTTCACGGTCTTGTAGACACGGCCATCGCGGGCATCCGTCAGTTCTCCGAAAACAGGTTCACCCGAATCGACGGACGAGCTGCCAGGCTCGT